CTATTTCTGCTTCTGCATCCATATCCATATCCATTTCGTCTTCATACAAATCTTCAGAAAGTTTTGTTGATAGCATTGCTTCAATTCTAGGGGCAAAAGCTTCTTCAAGAGCTATTTTAGCGTTTGCTAATGCTGTTTCCTTAACGGCTTTGGCATCTGCAATTGCTTCTTTTAGTAAGTCCGATTTCTCGTTCATTACATTTCTCCTTAAATTTTTTTTATTGGAAATAAGATTATTGTAAATCTTAATAAGAATATTAATTATAATTGACGCTATATAGAGATAACGTATTTACTATAAATATAAACAAAATCAAAAAACAGTAAAAAAGTCCTGAACTAAATCAGGACCTATTAATTATTTATATTATTCAGAATACATATCAGCTATTCTTTGTTTATATATAGCTGCTTGTTTTTGTTTTCTTTTAGTTATACTAGGTTTTTCAAAATCTTGTAATGATTTTAATTTATTAATTGAATCTGCAGATTTGACTTGTTTTTTCCAAATTCTTAATGCAAAATTAATATCTCGATTAATTACTTTTGTTGATTTACAATTTCCTGGAACTATTGATTTGTGGTATTTTATTTGTTTATTCATTTTCTGAGGGGGTAACTTGTTGTTTTTGTATTGGTCTTAATGTAAACTTAAATTTTTCAACTTCTGGTAGTTGGCTTATGAATCCTTGAACTCTTTGTGATTCTTTAGCAGGATCCTCTCCTAATCTAATATAAAAGAATCCTTTTCCAGCTGCATCATCAAATTTTGTCTTAATAACATGCATTCCTTTTTTATTTAAAAATGCTTGTATATCAGCTTTGACATTACCTGATGTAGCTGGATCTATTAATTTATATAAAAATCCGCCTTTATAATCAGTTAACTTATTTAATAAATCAGCTTCGTTTGTTTGTGGCTTCATTCCAAAGAATTGATGATACATGTTATCAACTGTCGACATTACTTTCCTTTATTATAATAATTTTTTATTAATAATCAAAATTAATTTACATCAAAATATTTACCTAAACCTTGACCAATATCTTCATATGAAGCAGAAAGTCTTTCTTGTAGTTGTGAAATTTCTTTTGCAGTTTTCTCAAAAACTTTATATGATTCATTAAGACCTTTCATGTGTCTGTTAACTGTAATGCCGTCAAACCAATCTCCTTCTGATAATGTTACTTGCTGAGCCATCTCTACCATATATTTAACACGTTCACATAATTCTTTTAGATTTCCTTTACCGTATACAGATTCTCCTAATTGCGAATATCCTTTAACTGCATTTACAAATTCTTGTTTTTGTTCTTTTGTAAGTTGTACTGGTTCGCTTTCTAATGCTTCTAATATTTCTTTTATTCTCATGGTAAAATCCTACATTTTCCACTATCACATAATATTGATGTAATAATATCATTTACTTTTTTATAATCTTTTGTTGATTTGTTTACTGCTTCATTCATTGGTCTTAAAAATGCTCCATGAGTTGAAGGATTTGAAACAAAGTCAAAACAAATTAATTCAAAATCCTCTTGCACTTCTACTGCAGATTCTTTATATAATTCTTTTACTGAGCCTAATCCTCTACTAGATATTCCTAATGTAATACCAGCATCAAATAATGATTTTAATATTTTTCCAGCTGGCGTTTCTAATATTTGTACAGCTCCCATTAAATCATCTTTATCCCACCACATTTTTAAAATATTATGAGAAACGTTATTTAAATTAACAACAGAAGATTCAGGATGATCTAATTCCCCTAATGCTCTATTTTGATCAATATATTCTTTTTGATATTTTTTAGCTTCTCTATCTAATATATGTTTAGGATATACTCTTCCGTTTTGATTCTTAGCTCCTGCTCGTTGTAATACCCCTTGTACTACTAATCCACCAGGAACTCCAAATTGTGAAGCCATTTGCTCATTAACTGGACCGATAGGCTTGAATGGTATATATTCTAGTAGTAAATTTTTACTCATATTATTCTCCTAAACTTCTAACTCTTTCAGATATTTTTAATAATCTTTCTGAAATTTTCTTTAATGCGGTTTGAGTAGATTTACCATATGTTGATCCAGCAATACCAGATTCATTTTTTAATCTAGATGTATATTTAACTAGTTGTTCTATTTCTTGTAATTTTTTTGCTACTTCTTTTATTGTTCCATTAACCGTTTGCGATGGAGTAGACTTTGGATTACCAATTGAAAATTTAGAATATGATTCAATCATTGCAGCATACTTTTGATCCATTGCTGCTTGTACCGATTCATATTTCATATTTTTTTTCTTTTTCTCTTGTGCTTTTGTTGAAAATGCATTTGGAGTATTATATCCAGCAATTGCGCCTGTTACATTTTGTTCGTCTATTTCTTCGTCGACAACTTTTATAGTATCTTTATCATCAGCAGCTGCTTTAGCTTGTCTTAGCTTATCTTCAGGAACTTCAATGGTAGCTTCATTAGCTTGTGCAGCTGCTTGCTTCATTGGCTCTTCTTTGTCATTATCTCCGTCTAAATCTAAAAAGTCAGGTTTAGCTTCTTCATTATATTTTTTGCCTTTAACTTTTGCAATTGCATCTTCTTTAGACATTCCGGAAGCTATCATTCTAGCAATTTGAACATCTGCAAAATCTTGATCTTTGTCTCCGTCATGATCTTGTTCTTGAATTTCTTTGAATTTAGATTCTATTTCTTTTAAAAATGATTTCATTTGGAATTGACCTCTTTTAATTCTTTGATTAAATCATAATATCGTAATATAGTTAAAACGTGTGATTCTTTTATAGTTTTAATTGTTTCAACATTACAAAGCATTTCAGATAATTTATCAACTTTAATTTTTGTTGCTTTATCTGTTATTGATGACACTTGTTCTTTTAATTGTTTTTTTATACTTGGAATAATTTCTTCAAGATATTGTTTAACAGATTCAGAATCATTAACGTGTGTAATATACTTATTTAATACTTTTTTCTGATTTTCATCTAATCCAGAATATTTTGAATTAAATTTATCTACTAGTAATTTATATGTTAATATACGAACGTCTTTTTTATATCCTTTATATTTTTCTAATAACGGACTTAATTTTAAAGACTGTTTTGTTTCTCCTAATAAATGACTAATAATTGATGTTTTACATTCTAATAAATTTTTTGGATTATCAGCTTCAGTATATTCAAATAGTTTATATATAGATGCTAACTCTTTATAATTATTAATTCTAATTTTTGAAACTTTTTGAAAATCAAAATTTTCTGATATTTCTTTAACAAGGTTATAACGTTGTCTACGTAATAATCCTTTATTAAGTTTGCTATGAGTATCTTTACAGGATCGAATAAAATCTAATGCTTGTGCTTCTGATTTTAAGTTCTCTTTAATTAATGAATTATATAATTGTAACTCTTTTGATAATGCCGTATTTTTTCCGAAATATTTTTTTATTATTTCAACAGTTACTGTTTTGTCTGATGTTAGTGTCTCAGATGTAAGTTTTCTAACTAACATTTCGAAAAGAATAGCAGTATTTTTATACTTTGAATGTTTAAGATTTTTCATGTTAATACACAAGTTCTTTCATATAAATATAGTAATGTTTATAAAATATTGGTTTCATCCAACATTGATCCGTTATCATCAATTTCTTTTTTTGTTTCAAATAATACTTTTGATCTATTTTTCTTTATTTTTTTTAAAATATCTGCATTTTCAGTAGCTACATTTCTTGACTTTCTTTTATATTCAGGTTGAAATGTTGAAGCTTGTTTCAATGTTTTTGCACCGGTTGGATCCCAGCCTAATTCATTTGCATGTTGTCCATATTTTATTCCTTCTGGTGGACGTCCTCCTTTATCAGTATCGGTTACGTCATCTGTGCTTTGATGCATCGTCGCTAAATCATGAGGTGTACCATATGATACGCCTGTTAGTGTAGGATCATTTCCTTCTTGTTCTATTTGATTTTGTCTAAATCTTAATTTTAAATCTTCTACAACGTTATTTCTTTCTTCTAACCATTCATCTTCAGACATATTAAATATGTATTCATAAACGTACTTGTCAGAAACTAATTTTGAATCTTTCATTGCAGTTGCTAATTGTATTTTTTCATTCATCAATGCAACTTTTTGTTGATCATAAATAATAGATGGTGCAGTTAGTTCTAATTCAAATCCTATTAAATCTTCTCCTTCATATCCTTGTGAATATAAATGTATAATTCCAATTTTTACTAATTCAGATACAACAATTTTTTGAATTCGTTCAATTGTTCTAGCAAATCTAATATCCATAGAAGCCAATGTTGTTTTTCCTTCTACTCCTTCATCAAATCCTAAGAATGGCTTTGGTATCTTTAAAGCAGCCATCATTTTATTTTTTACATATTCAATATCATCAATACCAGTAAATTGCATTCCTGGTAGTGTATCTATTTGAGTTTGACTATTTCCACCTCTTACAGGTAAATAATAATCTTCTAACATATTATTTAAGTTAAATTTTAAATTATAATTTCCTGTATTTTTGTCAATGTAAGGAACTTTTTTCATTTTATTAATAATTGTTTGTATAAATGAATCTACTTCATTTGGTGGAATATTACCAATATCAATCTTAAAAATACGTTTTTCTGGTGCTCTCATTATTCTATTAATTAACATTGCATCTTCAAGCATCATTAGTTTTTGAAATTCTTGTCTAGCTCCTTCTAACATCGATCTACCATATGGTAAAAAATTTGAATCAGAAATCATTCTAAAATGTGCTATTTCAAAAACTTCATATTCATTTAATTCAGTATAAGAATGTCTAAACTTGATATTATACTCTCCAGTTTCTTCATCAAATTCTTCTAATCTTTCTATTTCATAAGCAGAAAATGGTCTAGCACTCATTATTCCAAGTCCGTCTGCAATATCTAATTTTAAATAAAAATCTCCATATTTACATAAGTTTCTAATCCATGGCCACATATTAAAGTCAATGTTTAATATGTCATAATATAAATTATGTAATATTTTTTGAATTGGAGTTTTATTTGTTTTAATTGTTAATATTTCTCCAAATTGATCTGCTAATGATGATTCATCTGAATATATATCTAATGCTGATGATATTATAGGATCTTTGTCCATCATTTCATAATCAGTATATAACTGCATACGATTTTGTTGAGCATAATGATTTGAATCATATCCGCCATATGATCCTCCTGCATGTTTTCTAGATCCATGTAATCTACTATATCTATCTGCCAATCTTGTTTGAGATAAGTTACCAGTAGATTGTAGCCTATTTGTATCAACTATTTTAAGTCGATCTTTTCCATATTTACGAACTACTACGTTAGTAGAGAATAAATTTTGTAAACGTTTTCTTAAAGACGCCATATTGTTTCTTTTTATTTATATATAAATATAACTTACTACAGAAGCCATGTTAAATTTTCATCATTTTCACCATTATTCCATTTCCATGTGTCATTTGGATTTGCAGTATTTCCGGTGTAAATTGTAGTATCTGTTTTTTGTACTTTGGATAATGCTCGTTTATTTAAGTCAATACCATGTTGTCTTAATTTTAAACTAGTATCACGTAACCATAATCCTATTGCATAAGCCATTACTAAATCATCATTATAACCTACTTGTGCTTGAGCTTTTCCATTTAACCAAACAAATACAAATAATTCTTGTATTAATCGTTTTGATTTTATTATTGGAGTTCCTTCTCGCATATACATTTCTAATGCTGATATCATTAATGG